GTAGACAGGGGTCACCACCCCCCACCCACACCTATGTATACACAGATGCTAGATTTTTATTAATTTTAGGTTGGTTGAGAATCATTCGCAAGTAGTTTTGCCTACTCTTAATAGGGACAAAAAAAACCCCCAGTCGAAACTGAGGGAAATTAAAAGCCTACCTATATATAGTATTAACCCTGGGGGGTTAACCCCAGTATACATGCAAATATCAATACTGTCAAGTAGTAATTTTTTTTTTGTGTTGACAAAATGCAACATTAGTTCTATAATAAGGTACATGAAGGGGGTTACCGTGAGAGGTAGTATACGTAACCCTAAAGAGCTTGCAAGCCTTGTAGGAAGATGCAATGTTTTTCTCTACCTCTCTTTACCCTTCTGTAGGCAATTAATCAATAATAAACAATCAGGAGATATAGAAATGGCAATAGGCGGAATGGGTAATATAGGCAGAATGGTAAAGGATGCAGGAAAACTTATAGGAAAGAAGAAAAAAAGAAAACCACCAAAAAGATTTGATGCTATGACTGAAGGCAGAAAAGTAGGTCAAGCTAAGAAAAAAATAGAAGCAAAAAAGAAAAGAGACAAAAAATTTAGTGATATAGGTAAATCAATGGTAGCTTTTCTACAGGCAGGAGATACTAAAACCCCTACTCCTAAACCAGGTAAACGTATTCCTAAAGTAAAACCAAAAACAAAAGTAACAGGACCTATGAAAGCAGGACAAGAAAACTTAAAAACTAAGTTTCAAGACAGATTAGATTATACAGACAAAAAAAGACCAGGAAAAATGGGCGGAGGTAAAATCTACGCTTCTATGGATAAGAAGTACGGTGGCGGAATTTATCCTAGGAAACCTACCAATGGCTAAAACAGGTTTATACGCAAACATACATGCTAAACGTAAGAGGATAGCAGAAGGTTCTGGAGAAAAGATGCGGAAGGTAGGCTCTAAAGGAGCCCCTACTGCAGACAACTTTAAGAAGGCTGCTATGAAAGGTGGCGGTAATGTATGTAAGGCTAGAAAAAAACTATCTAGTGGTTTGATGAAAAACTATTCATCTGAAGGTAAGAAGTACGGTGGAAGTGCTAATACGCCTAATCCTAGAAAACCTCAAGATACTTACTAATGGCTGCAAGGAAAGCCAAGCCCATACCTAAGACTACTAAAGGTAAGGGTGCTAATTACCGACCCACTAAGTCTGGTGCAGGTATGACAAAGAAGGGTGTAAAAGCCTACAGGAAGAAGAATCCTGGTTCTAAACTAAAGACAGCCGTAACTGGTAAGGTTAAAAAGGGAAGTAAAGCAGCTAAAAGACGTAAGTCCTACTGTGCAAGATCAGCAGGACAACTTAAAAGAAGTTCTGCTAAGACAAGGAATAACCCTAATTCACGTATTAGACAAGCAAGAAGAAGGTGGAAGTGCTAAATGTTAACACCACAACGTAAAAAATCACAAGAATTAACAGAGAAACAAGAGAATTTTCTTGACGCATACTTTGCGGAAGGAGAAAAAACCTTTGGGAATATAACCCAAAGTCTATTGCAAGCAGGCTATTCGGAGGCATCAAGGTCTTCAGTATCGAAAGCTATGCGACCTCACATAATAGACAGAGCAAAAGGATTGTTAGCAACGACAACAGCCAATGCAGTAGGACAAATAAAAAATGCTTTATCTGGAACAACAGAAGAACCAATAGCTAGACAGAAACTAAGGTTTGAAGCAGCAACAGATATACTTGATAGGTGTGGTATATCAAAAAGACAAGAAGTAGTAACAGAAAACAAGCATATACATGCTGTTGTTTTGCTACCTGCAAAGAAAGCAGAAGCGTTAGACCTATCCGATGTAGAGGCTGAAGTACTTGGAAACTCCTAAGAAAGGAAGACCTAAACTTGAAAAAGGAGCTAAGGGTCGATACAAACTTTCCAGTAAGGAAAAAGCTCGTAGAGCTGCTGCGGCACAGTTAAGGTACGCTGAAAAAGAAATAAAAAAGAACGCTAGTAAATTAAAAAGGCAAAGACAATCAAAGAAAGACAAGATAGAGAAGTTCAAACATCTGGACAAAGCCATAGAGGGAAAAGCTGCAATGACGGAAGACGTGCTTGCATCTGCACCGAAACAGTTCCAGGAGTTTGTAGCAGAACAGGAAGTGGCGTTCAAACCGAACCCAGGTCCGCAGATGGAGTTCTTAGCAGCACCTGAACGTGATGTTCTTTATGGTGGTGCAGCAGGTGGCGGTAAGTCTTATGCCCTACTTGCAGACGCTTTAAGGTATGCTCATAATGCAAATCATAGGGGATTGCTCCTAAGAAGGACATTGGGCGAACTAACAGAGCTGATAGACAAGAGTAGGCAATTATATAAGAAAGCTTTCCCAGAGGCTATTTTTAGAGAAAGTAAATCGACTTGGGTATTCCCTTCAGGGGCTACGATTTTATTTTCATATTTAGATAGAGATACAGATGTTACAAGATATCAAGGACAAAGTTTTAACTGGATTGCAATCGATGAAATCACGCATTACCCAACTCCTTACGTATGGGAGTACCTTCGTTCAAGACTCCGTACAACGGATCAAAGCATTGTACCGTACATGCGTTGCACAGCTAACCCAGGTGGAATGGGCGGTTGGTGGGTTAAAAAGATGTATATTGATGCTGCCGAGCCAAACACGCCTTTTTGGGCTAAAGATGTTGAACAAGGTACTATCCTCAGATACGGAGCCTCAGCCCAAGAAAAAGCAGGAAAGCCCCTCTTCCAAAGAAGATTCATCCCTGCAAGACTAACGGATAACCCTTACCTTATAGCTTCAGGGGAATATGAGGCTATGTTGTACTCTCTACCAGAAGTGGAGAGGAGAAGACTACTAGAAGGAGATTGGGATGTTACAGATGGTGCAGCGTTTGCTGAATTTGATCGTGCAATACATGTTGTTGATCCCTTTGAGATTCCTAGGTCTTGGGCTCGTATTAGGGCTGCAGACTATGGTTACTCTAGTCCTTCTTGTGTTTTATGGGGGGCTGTCGATTATGATGGTAATCTATGGATATATAGAGAGCTTTACGGAAAAGGTTACACAGGAGAAAGTTTAGCCGAAAGAATTGTAGAATTAGAATATGATGATCCTACTATGCAGACTGCAGTACTAGACGAATCTTGCTTTAGTAAAACAGGTCATGGTTTAAGTATAGCAGAATCAATGAATAGGCTTAACCTAAGATGGATGGCATCAAATAGAAATAGGTTAGCAGGAAAGATAGAATTGCATAAACGTTTAGGTATGAACGATATGGGAGAACCTAGACTAAGAGTATTTAATCACTGTAGTCAGTTGATAAGAACACTACCTACATTACCTCTAAGTAAGACAAACCCAGAGGATGTAGATACAAGAGCAGAGGATCATGCTTACGATGCTTTAAGATATATGTGCATGACTAGGTTGGTAAATAGTCCTTACTACCATCCTAGGTTTAGAAAACCTAAAGAATACGATAGGTACGAAGTACAGGACCCAGTATTCGGATACTAATTTAATAACCAACCAAGGAGAAGAAAAATGCCACTAACAGGTAAATACAAACAAGGCGATCTCGGCATGGAAAACGAAGCACAACTATCCAGAGAAAAAATGGAAAGTTGGGTTAACACAAAGTATTCCCATGCACAAGAATCCTCTGTTAACGAAAAAAGCCTTTCAGGCAAGAATCAAATAGATTCTGGCTTTAATGCTTTAGCAGACAAAAAAGACTACTAAAATGGCTGAGATAGGTGAACTAGTAGGCACTGGCGAAGAGAAGGACATTATCAGTGAAGAGATGTCTGGCTTGGCAGGCTACATACGATCAAAGTATAAACAAGCAGAAGATGGTCGTCTAGCTGACGAACAACGTTGGCTACGTGCTTACAAAAACTATAGAGGTACTTCAGAAGATAGTGAAGACTATAGAAAATCAGAACGTTCTAAAGTTACTGTTAAAATAACTAAAGTAAAAGTGCTTGCTGCTTTTGGGCAGCTAGTAGATATACTTTTTTCTAATGGTAAAGTTCCGATTTCTGTAGAACCTACTCCTGTACCTGAAGGTATAGAAGAGTTTGTTCATCTTGAAACACCAGCAGATCAACAACAAGAAGTAGACCCTTATGGGTACGAAGGAGATGGTAGAGAATTACCTGCAGGAGCCTTAAAAGCTACAGACCCTGTACAAGAAGAATTAAACTTAGGTCCATATGAAAAAGATATGGCTCAAGCTAATCTTGTTGCAGGACCATCTAATATGGGAGAACCTCAACTATCTCCTGCTAAGGAAGCAGCTCGTAAAATGGAAGAGTTAATCCATGACCAACTACTAGATGCTTCAGCAGTTTCCGAACTCAGAAAAGGTATCTTTGAACAGTGTCTGTTAGGTACAGGTATTGTTAAAGGACCCTTTAATCACAATAAAGTAATACATAAATGGTCTAAAGATGACGATGGTACTAGATTTTATGACCCACAAGACAAGTTAGTACCTAGATTAAATGCTGTTTCATGTTGGGATTTATACCCTGACCCTTCTGCTGTAAGCCTAGAAGACGCAGAATATGTAGTAGAACGACACAGAATGAACAGATCACAGCTACGTAGTCTTGTTAATAGACCTTTTTTTGATAAGGATGCTATAGAAGAGTCTTTATTTATGGGTACACAGTATGAAGAAAGGTACTTTGAGCATGATTTATATGCTGATAATGACCCTACATACAGTGAAGGTCGTTACGAAGTACTAGAATATTGGGGTGTTTTGGATGCTAAAATGGCTAAAGAAATACAATTAGACATACCAGAAAAGACTTCTGACCTAGATCAAGTGCATATTAATGCTTGGATATGTGGAAATCAGATACTAAGAGTAGTGTTAAATCCCTTTGTACCAGAAAGATTACCATACCAAGTTGTACCTTACGAAAAGAACCCTTATAGATTTTTTGGTATAGGTGTGGCTGAGAATATGGAAGATGCACAGCTTCTTATGAATGGACATGTGCGTATGGCTATTGATAACTTAGCACTAGCAGGTAATTTAATTTTTGAAGTAGACGAGAACATGATGGTTCCAGGACAGTCTATGGATATATATCCTGGAAAGATATTTAGAAGACAGTCAGGTGCTCCTGGCACAGGTATTACTGGAATTAAGTTTCCAAGTACTGCTGTAGAAAATTTACAAATGTATGATAAAGCAAGACAACTTGCTGACGAAGAAACAGGTATACCAAGTATAAGTCATGGACAAACAGGCGTGACTGGTACTGGGCGTACTGCATCAGGATTATCTATGTTAATGGGTTCTGCCTCTTTAGGTATTAAGACCGTAATTAAAAACATAGATGACCACCTTCTAAGACCTTTAGGAGAAAACATGTTTATGTGGAACATGCAATTCTCTGAAGACGAAGAAGAAATAATGGGTGATTTGGAGATCAAGCCTAAAGGTACATCGTCTGTAATGCAGAAAGAAGTAAGATCGCAAAGGTTAACAATGTTACTACAAACAGTAACAAATCCTATGCTTGCTCCTTTTGTTAAGTTACCTACGTTGATTAAAGAGTTAGCTATAGCTCAGGATATGGACCCTGACGAATTAGTTAATGATGTAAACGAAGCTCAGATATTTGCTGAGATACTAAAAGGATTGAACAATGGACAAACAACTGGCGAAGCGACTCCTGCCCCTGGTGAACAACAAGCAAACATGGGAGCCCCTAGTGGAGTTCCTGCAGGAGCAAATCCTGCTGACCCAACAGGCGTTGGTGGTGGCACAGTCGGAACAGGAACTACGCCAACTCCAGGGGAAGGCGGCTTTTCTGGGAACGTTACTCCAATTACAGGACAGGGTGAGGGCGGAATCTAAGAGAGATGAACAGTAGTTTAAAAGAACAATTACTACAAGGAGTAGAAAGAGCTTCTCCAGAAGAAGAACAAGAGTTCTTTAAAACTCACCCTTATGTTGCGGAAGTTCAAGATAATAAAATATTTATTGATGAAAGTAAAGTAGCTGCAGATAGAGTAGAAGACTTATATAGTATGGAATCTATTCATGCCTTAAAAAACATTAATCCTGAAGTATATAATAAATTATATGAAGCTGCTCAAAAAGACCCCCAAGTTATGCAGTGGAAAAAAGAGTCTTACCAACATAGTGTAGAAAAGCTAGGTGAAAAAAGAAATATAGAAGATTGGTGGAATACTTCTCGATTTGATCAAGTAATAATGGGTTATGTTTATCCTGAGTTTAAAGGATGGGATGTAAATAAATTACCTTATGGTACTACTTTTAGAAATGAAATGGATAATTTTAAAAAAGAATATAACAAAGCAGAGGGTGGTTTTATACAAGATAATCAAACACAACTAGATGATGGTAGCTTCTTAGATATGGGAGGACCAACACCTCTTGAAAGAAGAACAGAAGAAGTTTTTGGTTTAACTCCAAACATAGATAGACCTAGTTTTGTACCACTACCTATGAAGCAAGCGGATGGTACTAGAAAATTAACGGCTCCAGTTGCGCTCTATGAACCTTTAAAGTTTATTACATCAGCACTACACGTTATGAAAGGTGGTGGTGTTACAGAAGAAGAAATAATAAATTTTGGACTTACTTTTACAGGAGCAGGTGTTGCTTCTAGAGTAACTAAAAGCAGTGTATCAGCCATAGATGATATAGTTAGAACTAAAAAAGGTGAAAAAGCAAACACAGAAGATTTAGCTAAATTTAAAGACGAAGTTTATCATTCTGATGCTGGAATTTTACCTTATACAACACCTACTGATTTTAGCCGCCCTATAAAATATGATCCTTACAACTCTACTGATGAAGCTTTAAAAATAAGACATGATCAACTAAAGTATAACAATTTTGTCACTCCATTTATAGGGCGAACTACCAAAAAAGGCAACTTATCTGGTGAATACCCTGTAAATGTTGGTACAAGGGGAGTTGCAGACTTTTATGATAGGGGTAATCCTCTTAGTACTATGGGAGGTCATTTTAATATATCTTCTGATTTTAGTTATCTATACCAAGGTAAAGTAAGTGAAGAAGTATTAAATAGATTATTTGATTTTAGAATACCTAAACATCAAAGAAAACTAAAAACAGCTTTAAATAGTAAAAAAGATATGTTTCCTTTTAGTTATAATCAAATAAAAGGAAAAGTCACGTATAGAAACGCAGACGAACTTATAAATTCTCCAGACTTTAAAAAAGGGCACTGGGAATTAATAGAAGACCCTAGAGTAGTTGAAGCTTTACGACAAAATGATTATTCTGGTAGTATAGTAACAGAAACGTATTCTATAAATGGTGCACCAAAAAGGCTTAGCCAGCTTCATCTGTATGAAGGTGATTCTGTAACAGATTTAAGATTAATACAAGATACTTTGCCAAATATGGTAGAACGTATGAGGCATCTTAAAAAAAACCAAAGCATGTGGAAGAGGGCTGCAGACGAAAACCCTACCGAAAATAATGAAACTCAATTAAGAAAAATAAATCAAGCTATTGCTTTTGTAGAAACTTTAATAGTAAAGAAAACTGGTAAACGTTCAGATGACGTTTCAGAATCTATTGCTTATAAAAACTTACAACTAAGAAAGAAAAAGCTAGAAGATACATTAGAGTCTGGAAAAATTGTTGATATAAATTCAAAAGCTAAACTAGAAGAGTTAGAGCAGGGAATAAAATCTATTAGTACAAAAACAGACGATTTTGTTAAAGTAAACAAAGGAATAGATAGATACCAAGCAGGCTTAGACG